AGCGTCCAAAGGCACCGAAGGAGTGGACGCTGAATCGGCAGGAGTGGTTGTCGAGCGACGACATCCAGGCGGTTGAAAAGAACTACACGACCCTGTTTCCGGGGTATGAGTTTTTGGGTTCGGTTCCAATTGATTTCGATCTGAAGAACGAGACGAGGGAGTGCATCGTCAGCACGCTGTGTGCCATCAAGTTGCCGGAACTGTTCAAGGCGGGGAAGCAGCGCATCGGCATCATCTTCAACACGGACCCGCACGACGGTCCCGGGGAGCACTGGGTGGCGCTGTTCTGCGACATCCGACCTGAGCTCGAGTATCCCCGCGTGACGTACTTTGATTCGTATGCGCACACCCCCGAACCCGAGATCCAGACGCTCATGAAGCGGTGGAAGAAGCAGTGGGATGCGACGGGGGTTCACAAGAATGGGATGAAGATGACGTTCAACAAGACGCGGCACCAGTACAAGGACAGCGAGTGCGGCATGTACTGCCTGTACTTCCACTACGCGTGCCTCATGCAGATTCCAATGGGCAAGACCATTCCCGACGACGTCGTCAATTCGTTTCGCGATTTGCTATTTAAGATTCCCAAGGCATAAGAAACAAATGGAGGTCGCACTCGTTGGGATTTTGGGATACTTGGTGTGGAGTGAGTGGACGGCGCAACAGAAGGGCGGGAGCGTGGTGTCGCGGAAGAGGGTGTGCGACTACCACGTCGCGGGGTCGGTGTTTGAGGACCTCTCGACGGCACTGGCGCGCGGCGTGCGTCTGATTGAGCTGCACGTGTATGCTGACGAGCAGGGGCACCCCGTTGTCGCGAAGCACCCCATGAACGACGGGTATGACTATGCGCTCGACAATGACAGTTTCGAGTCGTGCTGCGTCACGCTGGTGAATGAGGCGTTCCCCTCGCCGCATCCCCTCATCCTATCCATTGTGTCGCACACTGAGAACGCGGTGACGATGAATCGGGTCGCCGAGCACCTGAAGACGACGCTGCGCAAGCACCTCGTGCCCGAGACACGGGGCATCGCAACGGCACTGCTCGATCGGTTTGTCGATCGGGTGCTCATCGTCTCGGGCGGCAACTTTGTCGGGACGGAACTCGAACCCCTCGTCAACCTGTCGTGGTCGGGGTCGGATCTGCGCCGACTGACATACTCCCAGGCAATTCATCCGCGGGACCAGCAGGATCTTGTGGCGTACAACCGCGACCACATCACGATAGTCGCACCCGACGCCGCGTTCGGCAAGAGTGCCGTGAACCCCGAGACGGTGCGTGCGTACGGTTGCCAGTGGAACCTGTTTGGCGACCAAACGGGATTCGTTGAGAAGTCCGCGGGACTGCAATAAACAATCTTTGCTCTAAAACAAAATGGAGGCAGGAAAGCGCAACCCGTGGCTCACGCACGTCAAGAAGACCCTGAAGGCGAACAAGGGCAAGTCGTTCAAGGCGGTGCTGAAGATGGCGAAGAAGACGTACAAGGGCGGCGCGGACGTCTCGCCCGCTGCCGAGGATGCGGGCACGTCCATGAACACGGCGGCACCCGTCGGCGGTCGTCGCCGCACGCGGAAGGGCACCAAGGGCGGTCGCCGCACGCGCAAGCACTAAAACGGATTCGCGCAGTGTGAGTAAGACGACATCACAATGGACGAACCCAAGACACGACGCGAGAGCAAGAAGACGAGCAAGGAGAAGCGGGGGGACAACATCTACTCGGCGAAACACGTGAGGCAGCAGGAGGCGATTCAGGAGAAGAAAAAGAAGTAAATCACAACAAGGAACGGTGCGAAACACGGAACGTCCTACGATGGTCCCTGTTTTTCGTCAGACCACCCCCTGCCGTCTTTCGGCATGTTTTCCCCTTGTACGTCTTTTTCGCACACCCGCTCTTGTAGTACGCGACCTGCTGGGAATACCCCTTGAAGGACGGGATGGAGGTGCCTGATTCCTTGGAGAGGGCGAGGAGCAGTCCGTACATCCACTTCATGTACGCCTTGCGGGAGGAGAGATCGGGGGCGGGGTAGGATGCAAACACCGCTCGCAATTCCTCGAAGGGGTAGGCGAGCGCGAGGTGGCGCAGGAACGTCTCCTGTGTCGCCCTGTCCGACTCCTCGGGTTTGTCGGGGTAATTGACTGCAATTGAAAAAAGGAAGTCGCGACCCGGCACGCCGTCCGACGCCTTCATTGCGGCATAGCGTTTCTTGATATCGTCAAACGACGGATCGGGACCGGGATTAATCACATTGGGATCGTCCTTGCACTGAGTCCTGAGTTTGTTGTTCACCATGTTGTGGAGGTTGAACAGCCACTTTCCTGGGTCGCCGCGGAGGGGGTGGGCGGCTACGAACTCTGACGTGCTCGCGCGGCAGTATTTACACGGCAACACATCCTTCATGTCGTTTAGAACATCGTCTGGATGCGGACTCCTGAATGCGATTAGATGAAACAATTGCCATGCACTCGGCCCCCAGAAGCGAGTGTCCATATTGTTCTTAGGAGGTGAATTTAAGCATAAACCCCCTGCCATACTACACCGGATGAGGTTACAGCAAGTAAATTACTACCTTCCGATGAAACCGAGCAATGTTTTAGAGTTTGGGTCGCTAATGATTTAGTCCACGTTGTTCCCTTATTGGTTGTCATCCATACTCCTACAGAACTTGCTACGATAACACTTCCGTCTTCCGAACAATAACCGTTTGAAATCTTGTTAGGAGTTGCAGTTGTTGTTAACTGCCCATCTATTCTTAAATAAATAATACTAGTCATAGGAGTGGATATAAGCGTAGATAGTGTTGAATCGCCTGCTAAGTTAAGATCTGTGCTGGATGTACCTGAAACAACCACACTTGATCCTCCACTATATTTAACTCGACCGTAATAAATAGTATTACCATCGTCGCTTATAACAGTAGCTTGTGGGTTCCCACCTCCCAAGTTTGTACTGGCTCCATAAGCAGTTGTATTAAATGGACATTTGAAGGTACCTCCAAAGAATATAGCGTATGCTAAATTGCCATTGTTAGCAATTGCAACCGCTGTAATCCCATATGCCGCACCTAGAGATGCACTTGGAGTTACAGTATATGTATTGCCAGTTACAAGGTTAAACACAAAAATATCTACCCAGTAATTCCCAGAGCGTCTAGCTACCGCTGCCCATACGCCATTTCGCGACATGGAATATGTTTGAAACTCTTCACCCCAACCACTTGCGACAGTCTTAAACTGCCACGTAACTCCATTGTTCAAACTGTAGTGCATCTTAGTCAGCGAGTATGCCACTATGGTGTTTCCGTTGACAAACGCTGTCACGAATGTATCAACCGGCATGTTTGATTTTTGCGACCACGTTACTACTTTCGCAGTAGGTCCACTCGAATTGGATGTCATCCTGGCAAAAAAAGGTTGCAGACCACTGCTCTTGGCTACTGCACTCTGTGTAACCACTGCTCCTGCCCCTGCGCTGCCCCTGACTCCACCACCTGAACTTGATTTCTTGGATGCGGAACCACCTGCGGCAACGGAATTCGCATCACTGACAGCCCCGTTTGATTCTGCCCCCGCTCTCACAGTCGCAGTGAAATCCGATGCTCCACCACGTAGTATTGGCATTTGTAAATACAGAAGATTGAAAAAATAAAGTATGTCTCAATGAATAAAATGCTTGACAACAAGGACATTATTATCCTGACTGCGTCGTTCTACCTCGCGACGGTGGTCGCCAAGTTCTTCACGTCCCTGTCCGAGGACATCATCACGCCCCTCCTGGCGCCCGCCGCGGCGGCTGGCAAGGGTGTCGCCTCCTTCACCATCTCGGTGGGCGGCATCACGCTGAAGGTCGGCGAGTTCATGTCCGCGCTCGTCAACCTCATCATCTCCTTCGTGCTGGTGGTGTTCACGATGGGCGTCCTCCGCACGTACTTCCTGTCCCGCATCGGCGCTGCCCGCACTGCGTAAACCGTCTTTTTAACCTCGCAATAAACAATGACAACAAAGAAGGGTGACGCGATTGACCAATTGATACACAGTATTAACTGGAAAATCGGGAACTTTTCTATGTTGTCTCTCCTCTTCGGCACGATCATGGCTCTCATTGACATCGCAATGATGGGTACGGTCAAGATGGTGTCGACTGGCACGTTGTCCGCCGCGGTGGGGGTACCGTTTGCGGTCGGGATGTATGCCCTGGAACCGCTCGTGTTCCTGAAGGCGATGAAGTATGACGGCATGGTCGCAACCAACTTGATTTGGAACCTCATGTCCAACGTGATTGTGACGATGCAGGGCATTCTGATTTTCGGCGAGTCGATCGAAGGGCTGCGCTGGGTCGGCATTGGCATGAGCCTCGTGTCCCTCGCAATCCTGTCCTACACGGGCAACAAGTAAAAAATGGTTGAGTAGATACAAATGGTTTGGTACAATCCTACAACGTGGTTTGCTCCCGCGGACGACACTGCGCTGCCGACGACGGACCCCTATGC